ATATATTCTAAACGCAGTCTGCCCTAATGTCTCAGGTTTCGCCAAGTTAAATTGTTGCAAACATAAATACCCAAAAGCATCAAATGCATGATCCACACCTAAATTCTTATTAGGTAATCCAGTATTAGGTGCATAAGTTAATGTCCTTAACGCTTTTATCAATTCTTTACAACGAGGATGTATTAACGTCCTCCTATCGCCATTGGCATCAAACAGGGCAGTATTGACAGCAGTAATCTTATCTCTGATCTTCCACGGGCTTCTAGGACTCATAACAGTAAAACCAGACCTTCTAAGTATCGTATGATCCGTGACACCAACCCCACTTGTCTTTCTTGCACTTCCAGTAGGGTCAGGACAAGCAATAATTCTTCTATCCACCCCATATCTTCTCGTTACCTCCTCTGCAAAATCCCAAGTCGTAGCACCCCCTGTCAGCATGATTTCATCAAAGACATATAGTGTATTGTTGTGTTTTACCGCACAGATTCCAGCCATAGGGTCTACGTTAAAATCCAGCCCAATTAACAAGGGAAGCATATGTAAATCCTGTACTTCCTTATCAATATTCTCATCAGCAAAGCTGACAGCCACCAATCCAGTTAAATTCTCAAAACTTGCCTCAAATTCCTGTCTAAACGTCCTCGCATCTAACTGACTCCTGGCTGCTTCAACCTCCTCTTTCGCTACATTACCCCCCTCTACAGTAGTAAAACTCCATCTTTCCCAATCATCCCATTGCTGTTCACCACAAAAGCACCACATATCATAAAACCAACTCGCTGTTCCATCAGGTGTACTAATAAAAAGTGCCCATCCCTGCTTATCAGCCAAAGCAGGTCTTATAACCTCCGCCCAGACATCTCTATCCATAAATGCTGCCTCATCCAGCACAACACCAGCTAAACTTCTACCTCTCAATGCCATAGCATTTTCAGTTCCCTTCAACTCAATACTTGACCCATTAATTAAATCCAGTCTCAAATCTGTCTCATTTTTACTCTGAACCCACGTTTTAGGAGTTAACCTCTTCAATTCCTTCCATGCAATATCCTTTGCCATCCTATAAGTTGGCGCACAATAGAAATAAACTTCATTCGGTCTATTAATAGCTCCTCTCAATAACTCAATACAACTTAAATAACTCTTTCCAAACCTTCTACCAGCAACCAGCACCCTAAATCTTTTTTCACTATTGAACACCTCCCCCTGTGCATACCTTAAACTGATCTCATTTAGACTCATTTATACCTTTTTTACATAATATTACTCTTTTTCTTTCGCATTTTACACTTTTAAAGCTATCATCGAAATATTAACACACTCATAAAACAAGTTCGTGGCTGAATCCTTCATCAACAACAACCTAAATTTAGATCTACCAGTTCCTCAACGTAAACCCCGTGTTCAAAAATATACAGGAGGCTCTAATTCAAGAGCAGTTATAGAAGCAAGATCACAAAGATTGTACTCACGTCAACTTGAAGGTAAAACTACTCGCCAACTAGTCATAGAACATTCTAAAAGAGAAGGCATTTCAGAACCTACCGCCTGGGCTGATTGGGGTAGAGTTAAAGCCTGGAATGATGAAGATTGGCTCAAGGAAAGAGATAAAATGATCCCTCGCCTACAAGCCATGCGTATGCGTCTTTTTAATAAAGCCATAGCAAAAGGTCAACTTCAAACAGCAGCACAGATTCTAGACTCTCTAGGCAAAGTTGTAGGTGAATCTGTTGAAACAGTCAACATTCAAGCTCCAGAACTTGCTATTCGCATAGAACCTAAGAAATAAAGATTTACAGAATATATTTAAGTTACCCACGCACGCAAAAAATAAAAAATATTTTCTAACCCTACCCCATAGAATAAAAATAAGTAAAAATACTCATAGATTATTATTAAATTAGTATACTAAAATGTTTAAATTTTTGGTACAATATAGGTAGGAATAAATTAGTTTTATTACTTCTTTAAATCCTCTGTGAAGCTTTAATTATCTCTTTAGGTAATAAATAGCTAATACAGTAAAAAGCTATTTACAAGACTAATAAAAGTAAATAGCAAAAATAAATACTTAATCAAATTAATTATCATGGAACAATTAAAAATTATTTACAAAGAATTAAACGACTTAATTGGATGTATTCCAAACTTTGAAAAAGCTTATGTAAATGAAGAAACTTTAATAAAAGAAATTAGAGAGACTGTGAAGTTTATGCAGTCAGAAGTTGGAGGTTTTAGAAGTTATGACTAAAAAAAATTAAAATATATAAAATCCTGGATTTTGTAAAATTTTATACAAGATCAAAAAAAAACACTCAAATTAATTAAACCTATGAAATTCTATTTAATTTTTATTATTTTTATTACTTTTATTCTTTCATCAATTGGTAATGATCACCCAATTAAAAATGGACAGTTACAAGAAAGAAATCAAGTTATACAAACTTTAATAAATGATATATAATATATATCAAGTAAACTTATTATTTTATTAATTAAACTATGGACAATCCTAAATTATTAATTGCTGAAGAATACAACTGTATTGTATTAGCTATTACTTCAACTGATGATTATAAAATTAAAGGTAATGGAAGTAAAAAAGATTTTTATGAAAGAATGTTTAATAAATTATTCAATGTGACTTTATCGGATATGGTTGAAAAGTTACAAGATGATATAAGGCACGAAGAAATTAGTAAACCTATAACAGAGATAGAGAATTAATTTTCTCTATCTTTTTTTTATTCACTTATTTAATTTTTAAATTATGGATACTCAAGACTTAAGAATTCAAATATTAAATGATATTGATTTATTAAAAGAAAAATTTAATAGTGATCAAATTATTAAATCAATCATTCAATTTTTACCACAATCTCAATTAGAAGAGTTAAAAGACTCTATTGATAGAGATTATTTACTTTAAAAACTTATTTAATTAAAACAATGAAAACTAAAAACACTTATTTATCTTTTCAAGAATGGAAAGAAGATTTTTTTGAAGTTAACAAAAAAGATTTAAATAAAGAAATATCTGATAAATGGGGAGTAAGTAAAGAATTTTTATTTGAAGATACAAAAAAAATAAGGATATATAGATTTGGAGGATATTTAGAAATTTTAAATAATGGTTTATTTACTGTTGGATTAGAAAGGACTATTTATGAAAATAAAGAAATAGAACCAATAGAAAAAGAATTATATAATTGGTGTAATGGTGAGATATTTAATTTATATAATGGTTATGCGAGTGAGACAAATAATATTGCAAATAAGATAATGAAAGAATGTGAAAAAGATACTGATTATTTATTTGAAATAGTTCATGAGTATTTGCAATTATTAGAAAATACTGAACTAGGATTAAAAGGAATAAAGGAAACTTTAGAAGAAAGGGAGAATATATAAAATGAATAAAAAAGAATATGAATATTGGTATGAACATCACAATCCAAAATTAAGTAGTCCATTAATAAAAGAACTATTAAATAGTATAGATTTTATATAATTTTAAATGGAACTGAAGACGATAATAAAATTAATTATTCAACTAAAGATATTAAAGAAGTAATAATAAAAGCTCAAGAATTAGAAAAAGAATTTAAAACAAAATAATAATATTTTCTTAAAGGGATATTAGTAATATCCTTTTATGAAACTATTTTATTTTAGTTTCAATAAATCCTATTAAATTAATTAGTTATGGATTCAAAAATTAAAGAATCAATTATTAATGTTATAAACCTGGATGATGAGAGGTTAAAAACATTAAAGGCGAAAAAGGTATTAAAGGGCGATATTGAAAGGGATATAAAATTTATTAGAGATCACATACAAATTATTAGAGGTTAATTATGAATTCAAAATGTTTAGCATTTATAGAAGATTTAGTTAGTCAAGAAAGGATGATTAAATTAAATGAAAATAGATATCATGAGAATGATATTGGTGAAGAGTTAAAATGCGAGAATGAAAATAAAATAAGATTATGTGATGAGATATTAAATGAAATAAAAAAAGAATTATTTGATAATTATATATTTTCTTTAAAATCTCATACTATAGGAATGAATAAAAAATATAAAGATAAAGAAGAATTTAAAAAAGATTATCTTAAAGGAGAATATTTTTATGATAAAGATAGTTATGAAAACGGTAATTATATAAGTAAAAAAGAATTAGAAACAAATAATGTTGAACTTATAAATATATTTGATGATAATATAGGATGCTTAAAATTTGATACTAGGAAGTTAAAATTTATATCTATAAATGATATTTAAATATATCAAATATATGTTAAAATAAATATTAGAAGTATAAAAACTTCTTTTAAACTTAAAACTTATTTAATTAAATTATGAACTTAACACTATTACCAGCTTATGGAAGAGACTATAAAAGCAAAAAAGCTTTTATAAATGATATTGAAGCAAATAAAGACTTTTTAATAAGTAATACAAGTTCTTATATTAATAAAGCTCAATTTAAAGATTTAAATATTAGTGAATTTAGGATTAGATATAATAATTTAACTCAAGTCCAGGTTGTTAATATTAAAAAGGATTTAAAATAAAATGCTTGAGTATAATCCGATACCTACTGATAAAAGTCAGTTTAAAGAAGGTACGCAAGTACCAAGAATAAAAAGAAATAGAGATAAAAAATATAAGAGTGTATTTAAAGAAATAAAAGACTTAAAAAAATAAATTGATACTTACTTTAAAAGGATTATTAATTTAATCCTTTTAATGAAAGTATTTATTACTTTCAATTAAAAACTTATTTAAATTAATTAAACATGAACTTACTCAAAATGAGTAAGGGTAATAAAAAGCTATCTAAAGATACTTTAATATTATCTTTACCCGCGGGCAAAACTTGCTTAGGTGCTAATGAATGTAAAGCATTTGTTGAAGTTAACAAGGATAATAAAAGGATATTAAAAAGAGGTAATGAATGTTTATTTACTTGTTTTGCGGCCAGTGAAGAATTAAGATATCCAAATGTCTATAAAAGTAGAAAATATAATTTTGATTTAATTAATGGTTATGTTTTAAATAATGATTTAAAAGGATTAACTGAATTAATAAATCAATCGATACAAGTTAAAAAGAAGAATGTTAATAAAGTCAGGATACATGAGAGCGGGGATTTTTATCATCCTTTATATTTAGAGGCTTTCAAGAATGTAGCTAGAATGAATAAAGATTTAATCTTTTATTGTTATAGTAAATCTTTAAAATTATTTCTTAATAATATATTGCCTGAAAATATGTTTTTAACGTGTTCTTATGGAAGTAAGTATGATTATTTAATAAAAGATAATTTTAAAAGGTTTTCTAAAGTTGTATTCAGTGAAGCTGAAGCAATAAGACTAGGTTTATCTATAGATAAAGATGACTCTCATTGTTACCTGGATAAAGGTAAAAATGGCTTCGGTTTATTGTTACATGGTATGCAGGAAAAAGGAACAGTAGCAGCTGAAGCTTTAAAGGTTATCAATAGAAATAAAAAACAACTGGCTAAGGTATAAATAAAAAAAATATTTTATATATTTAATATTTATTATTTAATTTTTAAGAAATATAAAAATAAAAATTTAAATAATATATCAAAGTCAATATTTTCATTGATGAATGAATGATTATTGTTGTTCATGAATGAATGAAACTGTCTTGAATCATGAATGTCATGGTCATGAATGAACCTCTTTATATTTGACATGAATGGTATACATAAATATATGTTTATGATATCATACATACATAGTTTATCTAATTAATTAATCATGAATGAAACAAAACCTATGAATGAATCCAAAAAAGAAAAATGGATTAAAGCTGAACATGATAAAGCAGTTCAGATACATTGGGATAACCTGGATAGGATCAGAAAACTTAAAGATGAACAATCTACAAAAATATATAGAATCTATTCTTATCAGATATCACATAATAAGCTTGGAAAGACAGCCAAAGAAAAATATGACATTGGTCTTGAAGCAATTAGAGAACAGCAATTACAACATTGTTTTGACATAACAAATTTACAAAAAGAGATTGATAAGAATCCCTTTGAAAAATCTGTTGAAACCATGAGAAAGAACAGTAATGAAGAAATGCTGTCAAAAAAATATGACAGGTTATTTAATAAAAATAAAAAAGCTAAAGAGGTAGATAATGGTTAAAGAGAATCCTAATAAAGAATCATGCAAGGAAAGAATGAAAGAACTTATTAGAGTTAGAAAACTCAATAGGAATCAAGTAGTTAAAAGATGCATGAGAGAGTTTGATGGTGTACATAAATCAACTTATTATGGTTGGTATGATGAGGTCATCAATGAACCTGATATAGTTTCCTGGGAAGAGGATAGAAAAGCAGAATTTATCAGTGAATATCAAATTAAAATTGATTTGATGGAAAGAATGTTTAATAGAAACATGGAACAATACGATAAGTATTGTGATGAATATGAAAATAAAGAAGATGAAGAAACTTTAGAGAAGATAGAAAAATATGAAGACAGACTTAAATACTTTATTAAAAAATAACATACACGAAAATTCGCTAACGAAAATGATTGACAACCCATTACCAGATCAAATTATGGATCAGATGGATCAGCAGTATATGGCTGAACAATTTGATGAACATTGCAGAGACAGAGCAAATGAAATAGCTCAACAATTTA